TGAATTTAGGTTTGAAATTCCTGAACCATTAGAAGCTATCAAAAGTCCTTGGACTGTGAGACCGGATAATATACCCACACTGGTGATGTTGGGCTGGGCGTTTTGTGTCACCACCTGAGCTGCATAAACAGTCCCAAAAATATTTGACGAATTTAGGTTTGAAATTGCTGATCCGTTGGAGATAACTGCTAGACCTTGGACATTCAGGGCAGTGAGTGTACCGACGCTAGTAATGTTGGGCTGGGACGCGACGGTAACTGACGCGGCAGTTCTCACGGTTCCATTGATATTCAAGGGATTCAAGTTTGTGATACCGTACCCGTCACCCGTAATTTGCCCTGAAACGTCCAGGCTGACGAGAGTTCCCAGACTCGTGATGTTGGACTGCGTGTTTCCTGAGACTGTCAGGGCAACTGTTGAGTTCGCCACGTTTCCAGTCACGTTCGAACCATTAATATTTGAAATTCCTGACCCGTTTGAGGCTACCAGGAGACCCTGAACATTCAGACCTGTGAGTGTGCCGACACTGGTAATGTTTGGCTGAGTAGCCTGGGAAACCACCAGGGCTACATTTGCACTTGCCACGTTACCCACAAGATTTGATGAATTTAGGTTTGAAATTCCTGAACCGTTGGAGGCTATCAGGACTCCGCCATTTACTGTAAGACTTGTTAGGGTTCCCACACTGGTAATATTGGGCTGGGCTGCTCCTGAAACTACCAGGGCAACATTTGCATTTGCAACGTTACCCACCAGGTTGGATGAATTTAGGTTTGAAATTGCAGATCCATTAGAGATGGTGACTTGACCCTGGACGACCAAGTTGGTCAGGACACCCACACTGGTGATGTTGGGCTGGGCTGCTCCCGTAACTATCAGAGCCAGGTTAGCACTCGAGACATTCCCAGTAATGCTCGACCCATTGATGTTAGAAAGTCCCGACGCGTTTCCATAAATATTTGAAGCATAAACAGAGTTCATGTTTGAGGTTCCGTAGACGTTCAGAGTATTTAGACCAAAAATAGTGACTGTATTTGCAAAAAGGTTATTGACATTCATGGTTGTGACATTAGCCGTCCCGAGGACATAAAGGTTCGAGCCGGTTGGGGGGTCATTCAGGGTTCCGATAGAGACTCCGTTCGCCGTGGCAATGTTAAAGAGACCTGTTGGTGTCCACTGAGTAGGAATATTGACGGCATTTAAAACGCGACCCCACTGGTCGATGACGAGCTGAGGAATATTTATGGCGTCTCCGTAAAGTTGTGCCACGACGCCGGTTGTTTCAAGGTAGGCTGAGTTGAGCGTGCCTGAGGTGATGTTTGAGGCATTGAGATTCGCGATACCCGATCCGTCTCCTACCAGGAATTGTGCATCAACTTCTATGAATGAAGTTGTTCCTGTAAATGTCGCAGATCCGTTGCTTGTGAAAGTGGTCACTGTGAGTGTGTTCTGGACCCAGACGTTTCCAACACTTGCTCCGTTTCCTGAGCCACCTCCTCCACTTATAGTAACAGTTACTGGACTCTGAACGATAGTGGTTGAACCGCCTCCGCCACCGCATCCATTTGTGATACTATCACCACCCATGGTTTCTAACGTTTACTGAGATTAATTATAGTCGATGACCATCCAGTCCCAACCAGCAGTTGCGCCGGAACCAGCGACACGGTATGCATAAAAGCTAAATCCTGTTGTTGATTTGACGTTAGTGGTCGCGAGAAACAGAGTTTGACTCGCACCGTATTTTGCCTGCATAAACACAACGTAGCTTGTACCGGCTAGAGCAGATGGAAAAGTGACACTATCATTTACTGGACCAGGGGTTACTGAAGCTGTTGAAGTTGTTCCCCATAAGATATTTCGTATAGTTCCTGAAGAAAGTAAACCAGGATCGAATTGATTAAAAGATGAAAGACCTGTAATATTTAATGAACCTCCACTAAAAGCAGCTCCCGTGAATCCCGTGGAGGCTGTGACGGTCGTCCCTCGAAAGGTTCCTCCCGTAAAGGCGGCTCCCGTGAATCCCGTGGAGGCTGTGATCGTCGTACCACTGTGAGCACCTCCGTAAAAGGTTCCTCCCGTGAAGGCAGCTCCTGTGAATCCCGTGGAGGCTGTGATCGTCGTACCACTTAGTGTGGAACCCTGGAACGTTCCACCCGTGAAGGCAGCTCCCGTGAATCCCGTGGAGGCTGTGATTGTCGACCCTTGGAAGGTCCCACCGGTGTAGGCAGCTCCCGTGAACCCTGTGGATGCTGTGATTGTCGACCCCTGGAACGTCCCACCAGTGTAGGCAGCTCCCGTGAATCCCGTAGAGGCTGTGATGGTTGTCCCACTTAGTGTGGAACCCTGGAAAGTTCCTCCCGTGAAGGCACTTCCCGTGAATCCCGTACTTGCTGTGATCGTGGTCCCACTTAGTGTGGAACCCTGGAAAGTTCCTCCCGTGAAGGCACTTCCCGTGAATCCCGTGGAGGCTGTGATTGTTGTCCCTCGAAAGGTTCCACCAGTGAAGGCAGCTCCCGTGAACCCCGTGGAGGCTGTGATTGTTCCTCCACTAACTGTAGAAACACTTAGATTATCTATAGAAGCTCCCTGAACTACGGTAAAAGCGTACCCGGGACTACTTGCCGTATGGACAGCCACATTCCCGTACCCATCTATAACCATGGCGAGTTGGGTATGGTCCCAAAACTCAGCGACATTATATGTCATATTAGGAGCCTCATTCTGGTTCACATAGAGTGCCGTCGTTGTTCCTTGATTAGTAATTGAAATAGAGTTTGTGACCGTTGTGTTGGTTGCCGTAACTATAAAATTTCCAGTGACTGTTAAATTTGAAACAAATAAGTTGGCAAAGTTGGAAGTATTTGTACTGATTATAGGACCGCCCACTGTAAGACCACTCATGGTTGTAGCCGAGCTGACGTTCAGGGTCCCTATATTAGCGGTAGCAAAAGGCTGTGTGATATTTGATGAATTTATATTTGAAATTGTATTTCCAAAGATGAGGGTACTGCTGACTATACCAAAAGCGAGATTTGAGGCATTCAAATTACTAAGTAAATTACCAAAAACACTTGAAGGCACCGTTCCAACAATATTTGAGGCGTTTATGTTACTCAAAGTGTTTCCGTAAATAAGGGTGCTATTCACAATTCCGAACGCGAGGTTCGAGGCGTTTAAATTATAAAGGGCACTTCCGTCGCCAGTCGTTCCACCCCCGCCACCACCGTCCTCCATGTAAACCGTGACATTTATCGGATTGTTAATAGTTTTGGAACCGGCACTGTCACACATATCTATCTAGCTTTTACTGAGATTATAATGAGTAAACCAAACAGCGCAATTCCTGCAATTATTAACAGCTGTTTCTTTTGATCATCACTACCTGAATCCCATGGGACGGGTTGAGGGAGACTGAGCGGTCGGCTAGGGTCTTCATCCGGTACATGGACAGTTTTGAAACGTAGGATGAACATGTTTCGCCCAAGATCAATAGCTGGACTAAAATTGTTATCAACAAACACGTTTCCGTTGTTTGGCTGGCGCCATGTGATCGTCAGACGGTCCAACTTGTCTATGCGCGAAGGAAAATCTTGAAGGATTCGATAATTTGCGTTATAAAATTCGCCATTATTCACAACGTTTGATGAAGAGAAAATGTTTCCGAATGCATATGTAGATGTCTTCACTGGGATGGTGGCAAATGAGCCATAAAAAGCGTTGGCAGTAGGAACGGTTTTCATGAGCGCATCGGCGATGAGATTTCTCGGGGTCCTGAGTTCTGCGATATCCAAAGTCAGATACTGAGAACTGTACACGTTCGGCAACATCGCCGAAAGAACCTCCACCTTGGTGATGTTCTGGATGGGGGTCGTCAGGTACAGAGTATATGAATTTGAATTTGGAAAAAGGGTTTGATTCCTATTATTGGAATCGACATAGACTGTGTAGTCCATCTAATATTTGCTGAGCATTTATTCTCAGTAAAGACACGTGTTCCTCTTTGCACATGTAAATCGAAGATTTAAAAACGTTGCTGCGGGAAGAATTGCAAGATCACCAGCCGCATTGAAAATTGAAACAGTAAGGTACTGAATCTGACGAATAGGTTCAATAAATTCTACTTCTGTGTTCCAATAAGCTCCGACTGTAAAAATAGTTCTTGTACCAATCTGTTCTGTAGGAATACATGCGAGGGATGTACGGAGCTGATAAATGTTGGACGTTGTACTTATTGGATTGGGTCCTATATTTGAAGTCACTGGAAAAGCCTGTGTGTTACTGCTAAAAGTCGTGATAGCAGTCTGTATAGATGTTTTATCGTTGAACTTGGACACGAGCTCATTTATATGAACATATAGAGATGTGGTAGTTGATAAATTTGAGTCAAAACTTGCAGATAGTAATTCAGCCTTTACTACATTTCGTAATGGGATATCGATATATCCAACAAACGAATTGTGGGTTTGGGAACCGCGAGAATCCACTTTTACAGTGTACGTTTCGTACTGCTCACAAGAGGTACTCATTATTTTATACGTAGCTTATTTTTCCAGCAGGGAACCGCCAACACCATCGGCAACGGTGTAGTCGCGCATCTGGTCACGGACCATGGCTGAGCCGCCGCACAGCCCACCTGGGGTCAGACCCACGGTGTAGTAGTCAGACGACTCTGAGGGTCCTGGCACACAGTCCACACGATCCTTCAGGGCGAAGATGTCGCCGTTGGTCTGGCGGGCGGCTGGACCGGCATTCACCAGCAGGGGTGAGGGCTCATATCCGCTCTTGCCACCCTGGATGACCAGGACCAGGATAGCCACGAGCAGACCAACGATGATGGCGTGGATGAACATTTTTCCAAACTTGATCTTCATTTGTATTTTATGAATATTATTTTCACGTCCAGACCAACCTCTCCTGAGTTGGACCCTAATTTTAAACTGAAAAATTTATCATAATTCCTGCGTTAAAGGCACCTGACATCATTTCTCTAAAAGTACTAGGATGGCTGAGGTATCTTTTGAGTCGGGTGGTGGACAAACTATGAATTTGAATGATGATGAGGCAGCTTTATTGGACGAAATTTCTATTCAGCCTGCTGAAAAGCGAGTTCCCCTGAGAGCAAAGCCTGCCCGCCCAAGCCCTTTTGCGAAGCGTGTGGCAGGCGTTGCACACGCCGCTCCAGACGAGGGGCTGGATATGTTCATGAATCCTGGTAAGCGTACGGCTCCTGCACCTCCTCCTGTGGAGGAGTATGATGGCGGTGAGGAAGAGGAGGAGGGTGAGGAATACGAGCAGCAGCAGTACAGCAGCGCTGCACAGACCCCGTCTGAGGGGTACAAGACCATCGAGGACGAGAAGGCGGACCTCCTGAACAAAATTAGTCGCCTGATCAAGAAGGGCGTTGCATCCAGTGCACGTCTCACAATCTACAGCGACATCGAGGAGATTCGCACAGAGTTTAAGCGTATGATGTACGGCATTGAGGTTGATCGGTCTATCAAGTTTCAGCGTCGCATGCTGGTTGCCTGTGTGACCGGTCTGGAGTTCCTGAACGATAAGTTCGACCCATTCGATCTGGAGTTGAATGGCTGGTCTCAGAATATGATGGAGAATGTTGAGGATTACGACGGAGTCTTTGAGGAGCTCTATAACAAGTACAAGACTAAGGTGAACGTAGCACCCGAGGTGAAGCTCGTGTTTATGGTTGGTGGTTCAGCTATGATGTTCCACCTGACCAACTCGATGTTCAAGGCGGCTGTGCCCAACGTCTCCCAGGTTATGAAGCAGAACCCAGACCTGATGCGTAACATGGTTGATGCCGTACAGCGTAGCCAGCCTCAGACGCAATCAGGTGGTTTCGGGTCCCCTGTGAATGACGGTGGGCGCCGCGACATGAAAGGTCCAGGCATGGATTTCGGTTCTCTGATGGGCATGATGGGTCCTCCTCCAGCTATGATGACTCGCGCAGGTAACCACGGTGGCGACGACGAGTCAGTTTCTGATATTGTCTCGATCGATGCAGGCGGTGACCCCGACACTCGCGAGGTGAGCCTCAGCACAGACAAGAAGAGGCGTGGTCCCAAAGCTAAGAAGAAGGAGGTGTCGATCTAGGGAGAAGTTTGTTCTCCCGTCGAGAAGTCCAAATAAATTATTTGTAATAAGTAATGGGATTGGCGTACGCGCCAATTGATGATGAGTGGTCACCCAAGCCACCTGTCTATAAAAGGGATCTCCCACCCATTCAAAAACCAGTTATGGATAACAC